ACCCATAGCGTTTCTACTATTCATGTTATTCATAATAGTTCCGCCAGTATTAGGTACAAATATTTCAGGACCACGTTCACCAACTAATGTAGGTTTGCCACCTTGTATTGTTCCACCACCTGCTGAAGTATCCATAGGTATAGTTGGTAAACCTACAGCACTAAATAAAGCATTCATTAAAGGTTTGATGACTTTCATTTTTAAAAACTCAGCTATTACTTGTTGAATCATATCTCCTACTAAGTTTCTAAATGAGACTAAAGCATTTTCTCCACTTTGCAGTGCGTTAATAAAGTCGTTAGCAAATTGGTCAGTTGCTTGTTCTAGTATTAGTGCAAGTTCATCTGTTACGTTACCTGTATCTTCCATTTCTGCTTTTATTTTATTTAGATATGCAGTTACTTTTTCTGCATCTTCCTCTGATATTAATAATTTACCTTTAGCATCTGTCTTGCCTAATAATTCTTGTACCATTTTTAACTGCTCATTAATCTCATCAATAGGGTCAACAGAATCAGCTAATAATTTATTAAATGTGGTTAAAAATTCTATTTGTGATTGATTTGCTCTAGTAGCATCTTCAACTTCTTCTTTCTTTTTTTGTACTGTTTTTTCAGTTAATGAATCAAGTGCAGTTTGTAAAACTGTTTGATGCTCAATAGCACTATTAATTTGTTTTTGTATATTAACTCTATCTCTTTGAGTGTCAGCATTTTGTTTATCTATTTCAAGATGATTTATTTTAACTCTTTGTTCTTCTAATAATAATCCAAGTATTATTTCTTGTTGTTTAGGGTCATCAGTAAAAACAGTCTCCATAGTGACTACTTCTCTACCCCTTTTTTTAGTTCTTACCTCTCTTTGTGTAGCTGTTAAATCTCTAATGCTTGGACCTTCTCTACTGGCTCTAATAGATTCTGCTATGTTAGTAGCAACTCTACCTAAATCATCAGCTAAATCTTTAAAAAATGTTCCTATACCACCTTTAAATAATTCATTGGCTAAATCTTTAAAGGCTATAGTCATGTTAGATGCTTTAGTGGATAAGTTATCCATCTTGTTTTCCATAGCACCGCCAAATTTTTGCTGTAGACCTTTAATTAAAAGTTCTACCATCTGTGCAGCACCCTCTGCTGTTTTACCAAAAGTGGATAATTCTTCTCTGCTTTTGCCTAGTGCTTCAGTTAAAATTTGAGTAGCAGGTATACCTCTGTCATCAAGCATATTAATTTCTTCAAGACCTAAACCACCTGCAGCTGACCTTTGAACCAGTCTTACCATAGCTTCAAAAGCACCCAGTTGGTCAATAGATGTAGATGCTGTATCTGCGAATGTTTGTAACATCTCCATGCTTGGTTCAATACCTGAAGATTTAAGAGAAATAAATGCCTTTGTTGCATCTTCTATTTGGAAAGGTGTTGTTTGTGCAAACTCAACAATTTTTTGTAACGCCTTGTCTCCTTCTTCTATTCCGCCAAAAACTGTATCTAAAGAATCTTTCAAATCTTCAAACATAATTCCTGTATCGGTTATAGATTTTAATGCACCGCCTACTGCTACAAGACCACCAACAGCAGCTAAAGCACCTACTCTCATCTTATTAAGACTTCCTGCCATGCTACCAAAAGCAGCACCACCTGCAGCACCTGTAGTTCTTATTTTACCTTGAATATCTTTTAATTCTTTTTTTAGCTGTCTTGTGTCAGCTTCAATTTGAATAACAAGTTTATCAATAGGACTAGCCATCAGGATATAACTCCATCATTTCTTTTAACCTATCTTGAGTCATAGGCGTTTCTTTTTCTTCTGCTGAATTAAATTGTTTAAAACCTGCAAGAGCTAAATACATTTCACGTGGAGATAGATTCCAAAAATCAATAGGTCGCATATTCATCATGCCGACACATATTCTGTAAAAGTCAGACCATTGTATCGGTTGAGTGTTCACGCTTCTTCTTTTTTTTTATCTACTTCCTCTTCTGAGTCGTTATCAGTTAATGTAGCAGCTAAGAGTTTAGCTACTTCAGTTGATGCTACCACTATTCCTACACTAGAAATAATTTCGCCTATTTTTTTATCGTCAAAATCGTTGCCACCACCTCTAAGTGCATGGCGTAATACAACGATAAGGGTACGGATACGCACTTTAGCTTCAGCAATGGCAGTAGCTAATTCTAAAATGCCTTTATCAAGTTCGTCTTCTATTCTTACTAATGCATCAATAGTTAATCTGCATTTATAAGTTTCTTTACCTAATGTTAGTGGTATTTCACCCTTTAGTGGATTTGCCATCTGACTTTTTCTCCTTTTTTGGTTTACTTGCTTTTGCAAGATTTATTTTTAATACATTGTCTCTGTAATCAACACTTGATGATAAAACTTCTCTATCTTTACCATCTACATTAATTACATCTCCAACATCTATAACATTAGCTATAAGTAATTCATCTTCATGCATTGAACCATTAATAGATTCATCACCAACTTTTACTTTTACTTGTTTAAGCATCTATCCACTATGTGCTGTAAATGTAATATATCCTGCTGATTCAAAAGACATTGAATATGTTGCTTCTCCATTGTATTCACCTGCATATTCTAAAGATGTAATTTGAAATGAACCTTGATATGTTCCTAAATGAGGTATTACAAAATCATATGTTTCAAAAGCTGCTGTTTGTCCTGTTGAACCATCAGTAGTATTTTGTTGTGCTTGAAATGCAGTTCTAACCGCAACTTCTGCTGTTGAATCTGTAAATACACCTGAACCACTGATAGACAAACTATTAACACCTGCTCCTGCGAGTAATGTTCTAGTTCCTAAACTATCTTTGTTAGTAATATCTACTGACTCATCATTTAATGTTATTGATGAAGACCTAAGACCACCAATTGTTGTAGGTGTTCCACTGATGTCAATTTTAATTAAGACATCTAAACCTTTTTGTGCTGCCATTTTTTTACTCCTTTAATAAATTAGCTTGTTCCTAATATTATTGCTCGGAATCGCATGACTCCATGTCTAGTGACACCATCTGGGTCTCTTAATATATCACTAAATTCAAATCTGAGGTTAATCAGATTAAAACCAGTGACACTTAGATTACTATCATGCAATAAATCGTGTATTCTGTCCATTATTTCTTTTGTTTCTTTAGCACCTTTATATTGTGACCAAATATGTATATTTAAGGTTGTTTCCCCACCATCTAAGTCTTTAGTGCCATAATCAATAGCAGTTTCTTCTCCTAATGATACAAAAGGATAACTAGCACCCTCTAAGACCTCGTCATAGACTCCTGCACCTAAAGTTGAGGTTAAGGTGTTATCTGCTGATAAAGTGCTGTATATCGTACTCTGTAGTGCAAATTGTCCTATGCTCATTTCAACACACCTTTTTTAAACATAGCTTCTATTTTTCTTTTATTTTTTTGTAAAGCAGGTTGCATAAATGGTCTTTCGGTCATATTAGTTGTGCCGAACTCTAAATGTTTAGAATAAGGAGCAGCTGATATTATTTGACCAACTACAGTTCCATTGGGTTTAACATCTACATCCATTGTTATTTGACTAACTAAAAATCCTGTGTCACTCGCAGGTGGTTCATTGGGTGCTGATGCTCTATGACTTCTTCTTGGCTCATACTTTTCATACAATTTACCAGTTCCGCCTTTCATAATACTTTCTTTAGCAGTATTTTGAACCATCATTGTTCCACGAGTTACATATTCTTTGACTTTGTTATCTTGTAGCTTTTTATTTAATTTTTTATTAAATGCTTTTAGGTTGGTAATTTTTAAATCAATACTCATGTTGCAACTCCTTCTTCACAAAGAAGTTTTAAAAATCTATCTCTTTCATCAACATTTATAATGGCTCTTATGTTAAAGAGTTTGCTGTCAAAACTTATCCTAGAAGCATTGGTAATATCAGTCCTATAACGCACTGTAATCTCGTGAGAGACGCTTCCTACTAGTTTCCCTTGCTTGTACACCTCTTTACCACTTTTAGGCTTTATATCAGCGTATACAGAAGCAATGGTTGACCAACCTGAACTTATACCACCACCTGCATCTCTAGTTGTGCCTTGACCTTGTAAGGTGATTTGATGTCTTAACTGACCTACTTGGCTCATTATCCAATTGACATTAGTTTAGAAGAACCTAAACCGCTATAAACTACATAAGGTGCTAATAATTTAGTTGCTGTAGCAGGTAATGATGTTTTACCTTCATACATATCCCCTCTATGTTCATAGAGATAAGTTAATACTTGATAAATAGCAAATTTGATTGGTTCAGGTACAGAATCAGCACTGGCATAACCCACAACGTATTGAACCTCAATAGCATTGGCTACTCTAAGTGCTGTTGGGAATGTTTCACCTGTTCTAAGAACTATTCTTGCAGGTTGTCTAGCACTATCTACATAATAATTTGAACTAGAAAAGGTTGTAGCAGTATCTTCATCATCATAAGTCTTGACATGAGTGACTGAAGTAACTGGTGGCATAGGCAAGTCAATATAGTTTTTATAGTAATTAAGGTATGGACCAGTTCTCATACCTTCCCACAACGGATTATCTATATCATCAAGGTTATCTAAGAATAATTGCAAGGTTTGGGACATAATTGCCCTTTGCATATGTTCTTCACATAGCTTTCTTGCTGATACAATCAGTGATGTGATTAAAGCATCATCACCTGAACTATCTACTCTTAAATATGCCTTTGCTTCTGCAAGTGTTATTGGTTCTGATGCAGGTTCTGTATGTATTACTAGACCTGCCATTCATTCTCCTAATTAGCCTTTTTCTTTTCTGCTTTTACTTCTTCTATTGGGTTTTCACCTTTAATAGAATCATCACCTTGTGCTTCTTGCAATCTTTGTACTAAAACTCGGATTGTGTGTTGAGCATTAGCAAGTTCTTGTTGAGCAGTGTTGTATAGTGCTTCGTAATTTAATTCTTCTGACATTTAATTCTCCTAAATTAATTAAAAAATACTCTTTCTATGAGTAAGCCAAACATGGATGTAATAATTAAAGCATAGATTCCATAAATAAGATGTTCAAGTTTATCAAATCGCTTTGAACCACTTTCCATTCTTCTTTCTATGTTTTCATACCTAATAGCACATTCTCTTTCATGTGCTTCTAGTTTGCTTATAGTATCATTAGCCATAAATCTATTCTAAGTCATTAATTCTTTATGTACAACATAATAAATGAACCTGAAACAGCATGAGTATTAGCACTAGCTTGACAAGTTAATTTTATGTCTGATTTTTCAGTTATAACTGTTGGTAATTCTAAATCAAACCTTAAAGCATTATTCGTAAATGTACCTTTTTCTTTTGTTTGATAAACACTTCCATATTCTCTAATTTTCACTCTAGCTGTCAAATAAACATTACCCTGTACGTTTGATGAAAAGTCTATTTGGTATAAATAACCAGTAAATCCTGCAGGAACAGTCCATACTGCCATAAGTGTTTGGTTTTCATTACTTGATATTTTTGCTATTGAGGTTGCAGGTACACCACTTGATACAGCACCAGTACCCATG